CGGAATTTTCGATAGTGGTTACAAGTACATGTATGATCGTTTTAATGATACCTTCAGATATGTTCCTTTGAATGGAGATATTGCTGGTACTTGTGCCAGAACCGACATTCAACAGTTCCCATGGTTCTCACCTGCAGGAACTTCTAGAGGTACTATTCTTAATGCTGTAAAACTGGCATACAATCCAGGTAAAAAACAAAGAGATCTTCTGTACTCTAGCAGAATTAACCCAGTTATCTTCTCCCCTGGAGCAGGAATTATCCTCTTCGGTGATAAGACTGGATTTGGTAAGTCTTCTGCGTTCGATAGAATCAACGTCCGCCGCTTGTTCATCTTCCTGGAAGATGCAATCTCTGCTGCTGCAAAAGACTTCCTCTTCGAGTTCAATGACGAAATCACAAGAACTAACTTTGTGAATATTGTTGAACCATTCCTCCGCGATGTTCAGTCAAAGAGAGGTATCTTTGATTACGTCGTAATCTGTGACGAAACCAACAACACCGCTGCTGTCATTGACAACAACGAGTTTGTTGCTGACATCTTTATCAAACCTGCAAGATCGATCAACTTCATCGGTCTTACCTTCATTGCCACCAGAACTGGTGTTGACTTTGAAGAAGTTATCGGATCTGTTTAATTTACTTAAAGGTTAGCTCAAATGCCATCTAGAAATCAAATTAACCCACCTTCCTTAAGGAAAATTACAGACTTCAAGAGTAAATTAACTGGTGGTGGCGCTCGCGCCAATCTCTTCGAAGTTATCCTTACATTCCCCGATGCAGCAGCACCCGACTCGGTAGTTCTTGATAAATCAAGATTCCTTGTCAAAGGTGCCAATCTACCAGCATCAAACATTGCTCAGATTGAAGTTCCTTTTAGAGGAAGAAGTCTGAAGATTGCTGGTGACAGAACGTTCGATTCTTGGACTGTTACTGTTATCAACGATACAGACTTTGCCATTCGCTCTGCCTTTGAGCGTTGGATGAACACAATCAACAGAGTATCTGATAATACTGGTCTGGTCAATCCAGCAGATTATCAGTCTGATGCATATGTTTATCAGTTAGATCGTGATGGTTCTACCCTTAGATCTTATCGCTTCTATGATGTTTTCCCAACTCAGGTAGCACCTATTGAACTCTCTTATGATAATGGAACTGGTATTGAAGAGTTCACTGTTGAACTTCAGGTTCAGTGGTGGGAAGCATATAAAGGCACTGGTGCAAATGCTGGTGGTGAGGACATCAACTAAATAGAAGAAGGAAAAGATACTTAATTACTTATTATGGCCAAACTTTTTGGTTTTTCTATTGACAAAAATCAAGATAAGTCACCTTCAATTGTCTCCCCCGTTCCTGAAACTAATCAGGACGGGGTTGATAATTATGTCAGCAGCGGATTTTACGGTCAATATGTTGATATCGAAGGTGTTTATAAAACAGAGCATGATTTAATAAGAAGATATAGAGAAATGGCACTTCATCCTGAAGCGGATGGTGCTATTGAAGATGTTGTTAATGAAGCAATTGTTAGCGACCTTTATGATTCTCCCGTAGAGATTGAACTCTCAAACGTTGGTGTTAGCGAACCTCTAAAAAAGAAAATTAGAGATGAGTTCAGATATCTCAAAGAAATTTTAGATTTCGATAGAAAGTCGCACGAAATTTTCCGCAATTGGTATGTTGACGGAAGACTTTACTACATGAAAGTCATTGATATGAAAGCCCCTCAAGAGGGAATTAAAGAACTTAGATATATTGATCCGGTTAAAATTAAATATATCCGTAAAGAGAAGAAAAATCCTAACGCAAGATTTGATAATGGTATTGTAAGAGTTAATAAGCAAGACGACAATCTTGCAAAGGCACCAGAGTTTGAGGAATATTTTCAATATACACCATCTCCAAGTGCAACTGGTGGACTTGCAATGAGTCGTGGTTCGGCAAAATCTGTTAAGATTGCCAAAGATTCTATTACATATTGTACTTCTGGTTTAGTAGATAGAAATAAGAATACAGTTCTTTCATATCTTCACAAATCAATCAAGGCACTCAATCAACTGAGAATGATTGAGGATTCATTGGTTATCTATCGTCTCTCTCGCGCACCCGAGCGTCGTATTTTCTATATTGACGTTGGCAATCTTCCAAAAGTAAAGGCAGAGCAATACCTCAAAGAGGTTATGTCTCGCTACAGAAATAAACTTGCATATAATGCACAGACTGGTGAAGTCCGTGATGATCGTAAATTTATGTCTATGATGGAAGATTTTTGGTTACCTCGCCGTGAAGGTGGTAGAGGAACTGAAATCACAACTCTTCCTGGTGGTCAGAATTTGGGAGAACTCTCAGATATTGAATATTTCCAGAAGAAACTCTACAGAGCACTTGGAGTTCCAGAATCAAGAATTGCTGCCGATGGTGGATTTAATCTCGGTCGTTCTTCGGAAATTTTAAGAGATGAACTCAAGTTTGCTAAATTTGTTGGTCGTCTGAGAAAGCGTTTTGCTCAGATGTTCAATGATATGCTCAGAACTCAATTAATTCTGAAAAACATCATTACTCCATCTGATTGGGAAGTAATGAAAGATCATATTCAATATGATTTCATTTATGATAATCAATTTGCAGAATTAAAAGAAAAAGAACTGGTAGAGGGTAGACTTACTCTTCTTTCGCAAATTGAACCATTCATAGGTAAATACTATTCTACAGAATACGTTCGTAAGAGAATTCTTCGCCAAACTGATGGTGAAATTGATGAAATTGATAATCAAATTGAAGATGAAATTGCAAAAGGAATTATTCCAGATCCATCAACTGTAGATCCCATAACTGGTCAACCACTTCCACAACCTGAAGGTTCTGGTATGGAAGGAATGGGTATGGATCCAACAGGAATGGGTAACATTCCCAATGATGAAGATCCAGATTCTAATGCTGCAGCAATTGTAGATGCACAATATCAGCAAGACACCAAAAAGGCTGAATTATAAATATATTATATTACATATTGATTTTTCATGGAAGATGTTATTGACCTGATCGCTACCGGCGGATCCCAGTCCGATGTTAGCGATAAAATGAAGGAAGTTTTGTTTGCAAAAGCATCAGAACGCATTGATATTGCTAGACCTTATGTTGCTAACGCTATGTTTGGTCAAGAATTTGAATATCCGGAAGTGGAAGAAACTAAGGATGAGACTGAGGTTGAAGCGGAAGCGGAAACTGAAGTTGGTGATGAAGTAAAAACTGAACCAGAAGAGGATTCTGAGTAATGGCATACATTCGTCACGACGAAAACTGCAATCCTGTTTCTCCTCAACCAGGAAAAACATCAGTCACACAATTTGGTGGCAATGAAGGGTGGTCAAGTGTTACTTATGAAAACTTCAATGCGGACTATCAAGCCCGTAATGCTGATAACACACCTAGAACTCCTGGAACATATCAAGCAAGAAATGCTGATAATTCTCCCAGGACACCTGGAACATATCAACGTCATGATGAAAACTGCAATCCAGTAACAGGTTAAAAAAATGAAACTTATCACAGAAGAAGTAACAAACGTACAGATTATTACCGAAGGTAAGGGTTCTAATAAGAGACTTTATATTGAAGGTGTATTCCTTCAAGGTGAACTCAAGAACCGTAATGGAAGAATGTATCCCATTACTACCCTTTCCAAAGAAGTAGATCGCTACTGCGAAGCTTTCGTTAATAAGGGTCGTGCTCTTGGTGAACTTGGTCATCCTGATGGACCTACCGTCAATCTTGATCGTGTTTCTCATAAAATTACTTCTTTAGTAAGAGAAGGTAATAACTTTAAAGGAAAGGCACAAATTCTTTCCACCCCTATGGGCAAAATTGCGTCTTCCCTTCTCGATGAAGGTGTTATGCTTGGCGTTTCTTCTCGCGGTGTTGGTTCACTCCAAACTACCAGTGAAGGATGTAAGATTGTTGGTGAAGATTTTCAGTTAGCAACTGCTGCTGATATCGTTGCTGATCCTTCCGCTCCTGATGCATTTGTCAATGGAATTATGGAAGGTAAAGAATGGGTTTGGGAAGGAGGAATCCTTCGTGAACATCTTGCTGAAATGACCAAGAAGAGAATTAATACTCTCGTAGATCAAAGACAACTTGAAGAGAAAAAATTGGATCTATTCAATAATTTCCTCTCAAATCTTTGAATTATAAATAAATACATGTAATTAACCAAATATTAATTATATCAAATGTCCGCTGGTAACAATTTACAAGAAATGGAAAACGTAGTAACCAAAGGGGCTGCACCTGCTGAGATCATGCCTTCGGCTGGAATTCCAGTTGAAGATCTTGGCGGTCCTACTCCCGAGAATTCAAGACCCGATGATGACTCTAACAAGCTAAAGGATCCTGTAGGTACCCTCAAGCAAGTTAAAGATGTTGTTAACGCTAAAGCTGCTCCTGCTGAAGAAGTAGAAGTAGACGAAACACAGGAAGTAGTTTCCGAAGCAGAAACAACCGAAGAAAATGTTGTATCTGAAGAGGAAGTAGCAACTGAAGAAGTTGTTGCCGAAGCGGAAGAAACTGAAGAAGAACTCGTCGAAGAAGAAAGCATCGACATCGAAGCAGATGTGCAGGCACTTCTTGAAGGTGAAGAACTTTCTGAAGAGTTTGAAGAAAAAGCACGTACAATCTTTGAAGCCGCAGTTAAGACTAAGGTTTCTGAGATGCAAGCATCCCTCCACGAAGCATATGAAAATGCTCTCGTTGAAGAGGTTGCTTCTATCAGAACTGAACTTTCTGAGCGTACTGATTCTTACCTTGAGTACGTTGCTGATGAGTGGTTCTCCGAGAACGCACTCGCAGTTGAGCAAGGTCTCAAGTCCGAAATTACCGAATCATTCCTTGATGGAATGAAGAGTCTTTTTGAAGATCATTATGTAACTATCCCTGAAGAAAAATATAATGTGCTTGAAAGCATGGTAGATAAATTAGATGAAATGGAAGGCAAACTCAATGAGCAGATCGAACGTAATGTCGCTCTGAATCGTAGATTGGCCGAGTCCTCTGCAGACGTTATTTTTGCAGAAGTCACTGAGGGTCTTGCAGACACTCAAAAAGACAAGCTCGCTACTCTTGCAGAAAATGTTGAGTTTGAAAGTGAAGCAGACTATCGTGAGAAGCTTGTAACTCTGAAGAAGTCTTACTTCCCAGAGCAAAAGAGCACTCCAAGCACCTCTGAGAATATTTCAGAAGAGGTTTCTACCGACGAGGTAATCTCCGAAGAGGTTTCCCCAATGATGCAAGCCTATCTGCAAACTCTTTCTAGAGCTGCTAAACAGTGATTTTAAATCATAAATTCAAACTATAACTTTTTTAAAAAAATGCAAATGCCTAACTCAGAGGTTCTGCAGGAAAAGTGGGCACCCATTCTCGACTATGAGGGAATGGATCCAATTAAGGATTCCCACCGCAGAGCTGTTACCGCTGTTCTCCTAGAGAACCAAGAAGCAACACTTCGTGAGGAGCGTGAGTTCCTTTCCGAAGGTCCTACCAACGCTGTTGGTAATGGTGGATACACCTCCGCCGGCGGACAGAATGTTGCTGGTTTCGACCCCGTTCTGATCTCCTTGATCAGACGCGCAATGCCTAACTTGGTCGCATATGACCTCGCAGGTGTTCAACCAATGTCCGGTCCTACTGGACTCATTTTCGCAATGCGTTCCAAGTATTCCACTCAAGGTGGATCGGAAGCATTGTTCGACGAAGCAGATACCGCATTCGCAGGTCAGTCTGCTGCTGCTGGTGCGCTCACTAACGGCATGTCTGGCGCTGCTGTTGGTATGGGTACCGACGCACAAGCAGGCAACAATCCTGGTCTCCTTAACCCTGAGTCTGGTCAAACTGGAACCACCTACAACGTAGGTCAGGGTATGCGTACCGACGACGCCGAAAATTTAGGCGACGGTTCAGGTGCATTCAACGAAATGGCATTCTCGATCGAGAAGGTCACCGTTACTGCTAAGAGCCGTGCTCTGAAAGCAGAATACTCCTTAGAACTCGCGCAAGACCTCAAGGCAATCCACGGTCTGAATGCTGAAGCCGAACTGGCTAACATTCTCTCCACCGAAATCCTTGCAGAGATCAACCGCGAAGTCATCAGAACCATCTATAACGTT